TCAAATTTGTCTTGTAGCTTTTCTTTAAGGTTGTTCAGTTTAATTAAATTTGCTTTCATAATTATAATTGTTAATTTGATTTTTCAAAAGTACATTTTATTTTGGAATTAAAAAAATATTTTCACTTTTTTTTGAAAGTTTTTTTTGTTTTTTTTGTTTCTTATCTGTTGGGCGCCCTAAAATAAAGGCATAAAAAAAAGGCCCGGAATAAATCCAGGCCTTTGTTTTTGGTTGGTATTCCGTAAAATTACGGTGTTTCCAAATCAGCAATTGCAGCAGCAAAAGTTCCCTTAACAAACGCGTTTGGTAAGTAATTAGTCAACGCGATTCTCTCGCTTACTCTTACAGTCACAAAACCGTCACGAACGTTTGTTCCGTCCTCTTTAAAGAATTCAACGTTGATTCCGTCACGAACCCAAAGTTGTGTTCCAACGCCAAAGTTTCCGATTAAGAAACTACCGGCGGCGATTGCAGTATTTAAAACAACTTTCACGCCCATAAATACGGGTTGCAAGCCTTGATAAACTTGTTCTTTTAAGTAGTTGTTTTGACTGTCTTTCAACAATAGAATTTTGTGAAAATCAGAAGGGTTCAAAAGAATTGTATCGGCGTTATAGTTTGCCAATGCTAATTGATTCAAACACGCAACAATTGCGTCAAATTCATTTGCGTTGTCAACTGAATCGGCTAAATCACCGGCAGCAAATGCGGTCGCTGAATTTATGATCCCGCCTAAATCGTTACCGGTTAAGATGTTTGCATCTTCAACGTCTAACAATTTTTCCGGCGCACGGCTTGACAAATATGAAGTCAATTGTGCGGTATCGGCCAACATTTCCTCGCTAATTCTGAAATACGTTCCAATTTTTTGAACGTTTGCGGAAACGGCGGTCATATCGAAATCCGATTGTGTCAATGTTGCACCCTCGGCCGTAATTGCAGCGCCATTTGAATAGCCACTTTCTTTAACGTAACGAACAACATCGGATTGTGTTGAACCTTGCGCCAATAATTGACGAATATGTTGTGGACGACTTGGATCAAATTTGAATCCTGGCACGCGGTCCGCGGGGATAACTTCACCCGTATAATCGGCACCGGTTGTCATATCGGCTTTTATTTCGAATGCTGCACTTCTTGAATGACCTTTTGCCATTTTTTCGATTGCACCATTTGAAAACGCTTCATTTAAAGCGCCTTTGAATGACATTCTTTTTTTAGCGCTGAATTGCTTTTTGTTAGCAACTTCAATCGCGTCTAATCTCTCATTTAATTTTGTTGCCATTTCAGAAACTTCATTTTTCACAATGTCGTTTGCTTTTACAACAACCGCATCAACAACCTCGTTGTTTGATTTCTCGATTTTTGAATCAATGGCGCTATTAAATTGGTCCAATTGATTTTTGATATTTTCTTCCATTTTTTAGTTTTTAAAGGAATTTAACAAATAATTTAACACTTCTAAATCATCGTTTTTTGCTTCTACTTTCGGCGAAGTGATTTCATCAACCGGCTTCGTGAATTCCACAAATAATGATTTTAATTTTAATATTTCCGCTTCGATTGCAAATCCCATTTCGTCGGAAATTGAACCTTTGCGAATAAGTTTCGAAAGATTGTCATATCTTTTTGACAACTTCTCAACGTCAATATTTCCTTTGACGTCTAATATTTTGGCTTGATCGTTGGCCGCTAATGTAACGGCGCTAATTTCGTACAATTTAACTTCTTTAATTTCACGATAATCGCCCTTATTTTCTTTTTGGATTGGCATAATACCGACCGAATTTTCGGTGATGACGCCGGATTTCATAAGTTCAACAACGTCCATTCCCATTTGTGTTTTGGCAATTTCAGCCACGAAAACCAATCCTTTGTCGTCCTCATATAATTCGGTCATTTTTCCGATTGGTTGATTCATATCGTGTTGATATAAATATTTCACGCGTTCACCATTTTCGGCGATTGTCTTTTTGTATGCGCCTTTGACGATGACGTCATTGTCGGAATCTTTGTTCCCGAAATAACTTCCGTAACCTTTTATAATTCCGGCCTTTTCGTCCGCGTCGATTAACTCACCAACGGGCGCCGCTTTGTAAAGAATTGTATTCATAATAAAATTTTTGTAAATATACGATATTTGAAATTTATGTTTCGTTTGGTTTGCCACGTTCAAACACAATATTATTTCCTTGTCCTGGAATTGGTTTGTTGTGTGGTTCTAATGTACCGACGCCATACGGAATTCCATTCGGAAACGCTTTGCAATTGCCTTGAAAAATATTAAAATTTTTACAATGAAAACAATTGTTTTTATTTGATTCTTTTAATGTAGCCATTTAATTATTTTTTTAAATATTCGTCAATCAATTCACCAACTAAACGCGCATATTTTGACGGGTTTGAATTTAATGTGTATTCCGTAAATGATTCCGCAATAAATTCATCTAATGAATGAAGCGAATATTTTCCAATATAAATTTCATTATATTTTTTTATATCGCCCGCATCTCTTAACGCCCTAATTTCCGCGTAATATTGGCGACGTATTTCCCTAATTTTGTCCAAAACTTCCGTTTTGCCTTTCATTGATGAATGTAATAAAACGTGCGTCATTTCGTGAACCGGTGTTGCGAATAACATTTTGTCGGCATCGATTGCGCTGAACCAACGTTTTGTAAATTTATTCTCTAATATTCGAGTGCGTTTTGACGCATCAATAATAAAATCGCCTAAATTAATTTTACTCAATTTACCATTAATCATAAAGCGTTCAACATAACCGTATGTGACTTCCCCACTACTAAACAACATATTTATTGAAGTTTTATTTTCAAGTGAACCAAAATTGTATTTTAAAAATAATTCGTCTAATTTATTATAAATCAAATTATATTGTTCGATTGATAATTTTCGCGACGCCCTTATTTTATTGACGTCAATTCCGGCATCTGAAAACAATTTAATTAAACCGTTTTTGAATTCTTTTACATTTTTAAAAGCGGCGGCGGTTGTTTCAACCGCGTTTTGAACGCCGGAAACAATTGTTGATCCAACGGCGGCCGCAAAATCACCCAATCCAAAACCGGTTGTTGTACCGCCACCCAAACCGAAGTTGATATTTTCAATTTGTCCAACGGTTTGCGCGCCTTGCGTTGGTAAATAAGCAACTGAACAACGGCAATTAATAGTTTCCGCAGCGCCGCCCATTGGATCGCCCGGAAACATCATTGGTTGACCGCCAACAATAAAAGGTTCATTAAACATTACCGGATTGCTTGCGCCGGCTTCGGAATGCGTATCGCGAACCCTATCGTCAAAACTTGCAATCCATTCTTTTTGTAATTGTTCACGCGGAAAAATTGTTGTTGCGGCTTCGGACGTTGCGAAATTAGCCGCGGCGGTTGATTCGGTTCGGACCAATCGTTCGGCCTGGAATTGTGAATATCTATTGAATTGGTTGCGTAATATTCGCCCCTTTTCAACGGCGCCCAATGTCATAAATTCGGGATCCGTCATCAATCGTTGTGTGATTCGAATTAGCGTTTGTCTTGCGGTACCGGCGACCAACGTCACGCGTTCGGCACCCATAGCGGAACCAAAGGCGCCAAATGTATTTTTCCAAATATCATCATAATTTGAAGTGTCAACGGCCTTGACAATGTATTTTTGAAAATTGTTGACGTACCATTTCGCAAATCGCATTCCGATGTCGGTGTACAAATCACGATATATTTTTAAAAGTGGTTTGTTGTCAAATAACAATTGGAAATTGGTTTGACCGTCCGCAATAAACGATTCAATGCCTTTGTTGTATTCGCTTTTATAAAAACGTTTAACAATTGCAATTTGTTTTTTTTCGGAAATGTCCAATTCCTTTTCGAAATCCGATTGCCATTTGTCCCGGTCTAATTTCAAACTAATCGTTTAAATCATTCAACTTTTTATTCACCCAATCGCGCATTGCAGTACCACCCCATAAATTCCAGGAAACAAAACCATTGTCGCGCCACGGCGTATCTTTAAAACGTTCCGCGATTGTTTGGTTGCCCTCGTGACGTGCAAAAAATGATTTGACGCGGTTCAACATTTCAATTGTTAATGGTTCACGGTTCGCTATCATTCGGGCGCGTCGCCAACCGGTCATTGTTCCGGCTTGTACTTCATCGCCGTATTTTTCGCGCCATTCAATCATTCGTTTGGCGTTGTTGGTTGCGGTTTGTGGATAATCTGAAAACGTTTCGGCCTTTTCTGTTGGTTTGTCTTTGCTGCTCATTGGGTGTCCCTCGGGCAATAAATCGGTGTCGTGTTTGCCACTTCTAAATTTGCCGTTTTTAAGCGCGTATAAATAAGAATTGACGCGCGCCATTGCCCATTGTTGTGGTGATGATACCGACGGCCGAACGCTTTGTGGGTTTGTTCTATATGCACCGATTCCGCGTTCATATACTTTAAAAAGCGTCGGAACGTTTGTTTTTTTACTTGCGGCGTTGTTTACGGCTTCATTGTGGTCGTCCGCTTTTTTTTTTAACGCCTTTTTTAGGCGTTCGGAAATTTGTTTTTTGTTGTTTTCGTCGTCGTCGTGTGGTTTGCCCTCGTGATATTTTTGTTCGTCAATGGCGTCTTGGTATTCCGCATGCGATTCAAAAGGCATATAAACAACATCGCCGTCAAATTCGTGTTCGTGATGACCGGAACCGCCCAATGCTTCGGCACGCGCTTCGGCTTCTTCAACGGTTGTGTAAACGTCCGTCATTCCCGG